CCCGCTGCCCGATCCGATCCCCGCCCAGACAGCGGACGAGGATGCCGTAAAGCGTATCCGCGCTGAGTGGGCACCGATTGATGAGGCGTTCGGCGTACCGGAAACGAAGCGGCAGGAACTAGCTGAGCAAGAGGCCGCCGCCATCCGCCGAGCCCCATCACCGGACGCGCTGGACGAACACGATGCGGAGGTCTGGAATGCGGCTCTGGATGCTGCAATGGAGACGGTCAAGCGCGTTGCTTCATTGAGTCCGGCGGCGCGCGCCGATGCCTTGCTTGCTCTGCTTAGCCAGCGTCGTGTCCTCGCCGCCCGAGGCCAGCAGTGAGGGCGCCCGAGACGGAGGCGGGGCACCCTGCCACATCCTCGCCGCCATCGTCAACCCTTCGGAGGCCGAATGATCACCCGTGACGCCGCCCACCGCTACACCTACGAGGGCGTCCAGTACCCAGGGGTGACTACAGTCCTGGATTGTCTAGGGGCGACGTTCAGCGTGGCGTCCAACTACGGTGCCAAGCACGCTTCACTAGCCGCTATCGACCTAGCGAATGAGCTGCCGAAGATGATCGAGACGGTTGGCAGAGAAGGGGCAGCTAAGGCCATTGCACAGGCCGGAGTGAAGTATCGTGACGAGACATCTCAGCTCGGGACCGAGGTCCATGCCCTGGCCGACCTCGTGGTCCGTGGACTGCCCACGCCGTCCATGACCGAGACTCAGCGAGGACGCGTCCTGCACTACGCCAAGTGGTGGGAGGGCGAGCTGCTGACAGGAGCGAAGCTGAGGCTATCCGAGGCCATGGTGGTCCGCCCCAATGACCCGGACAACCCGCAGAGCGGATGGGGCGGGACGTTCGACCTTCTCTACTACGACGCCGACGGCTGCACGGTCCTGGCCGACATAAAGACCGGCAAGGGGGTCTATAAAGAGGCGGTGCTGCAGCTCGCGGCGTATGGCATGGCGTCACTGGTGCAGCCGGCCAGTGACAACGTCATGGTCCCCGCCAAGGTCTACCCCATGCCCCTGCCCGACAAGTACAAGATCATCCACGTGACCGCAGACGGAGTACGGCCTATCGACGTTGACGTGACAGTGCGGGAGCGCATGGCGTTCCTGGCCTGTCTGGATCTGCACCACTGGATCGAGAGCATGAAGGGAAAGAGGTTATAGACCAGATTTGCACGGACTGTGGCACTGTCGAAGTGATCGGTGCCTATTGCACCAAATGCACAGGAGTCAACACGATGCCATTCACCGCAACCGCCTACATCCCAAGCATCAAGCCGGGTATTTACCCCGCTATCTGCACAGGGGTTGAAGAGCGTAGCCCGAAGGCTGACCCCGGGAACATCTTCCGTGTCTGGACATTCCAGCTCACCGATGGCAGCCTCCGTAGCGTAGACGGGTCATCATCCCTGTCCACGTCCCCTAAGAGCAAGGGCGGCAAATGGGCCGCTGCGCTGATCGGGCACTTCCCCGAGGTCGGAGAAGAGATCGCCCCCGAAGGTCTGCCCTGCACGATCATCGTCGCCATCAAGGACACCACGGGCTACGAGTACGTGGAGACGGTGGCACCGCCCACGGAGGCCCCATCTCGTGTCGCGGCTGGGGAGAAGGCCGCTGCGACCCACGCTGCGCAGGAAGGTGACGAGGTCCCTACGGACCAGGGTGGCGCGCTGCCCTTCTAGGGCGGGCCATCCGCGCAATCTGGGTTGCGATCGATGGTGACAACCTCGACAAAACGGAGCAGAGTGCGCTCATCAGGCAGATGGCCGAGGTCCTTTCGGAGCCTCGGCCATCTGCGCCACCATCAGGGCTGTATGACGCAGCTCGCATCTACAACCTACGGGAGAGTTTCCACGATGAATAGTTCCCTTGTCAAGGAATACGCAGCCCGCGCCGACAAGATGGAGCGTGACCCGATCGGGCCCGATGGCGTGGGACGAGCCCAAGTGGTGAACGGCAGGGGGTTTCAGCGATGGCAGAGGTTCCACCGTTCGGACACGATCGTCTGGATCGAGCTGGACGGGAAGATGATCGGGCTGACCCCCTGGCAGGCCAAGGTGTACGACCTAGCACGTTCATACGTGGACCGTGGGACAGTCACGATGAGGGTACTGGCACACGAGCTAGGGTGTGCCCCATCCACAGTCTCCCGCGCGTTGGTGAAGCTCATGGCTTGGGGGCTGATCGGCTACCTGACGGCACGTGGACGCTATGCCGGCTCTATCCTCTTTAGGATGCACAAGGGCGACGGCTTTGAGCGGTTCCGCCAAGCCGCTAAAGCCAAGGTCCGAGCCTGGTCAGAGGCTGCGCAGAGGCGCATTTCACGCTTGCAATTCAATGTTGCGCCCTATGTCTTGGAGGAGGGAAGAGGGTATGACTCTCTTACTTCCTATGTCCTTAGTACTAGTACTCATAAGGACGCAACATTGAAGCCATGGACTGTCCAGGAGTTGCGAGAGGCGGGCATCCTGTGACGCTGTACTACCAGGACAACCTCGTGACGATCTACCACGGAGATTGTCGGGAGTGGATGCCAGAGGCGGATGTGCTTATCACGGACCCGCCGTATGGCGTGGACTTCACCGGCAAGGTCACTAAGCACACCGTGAACGATGCGCAGTACACCGTCGGAGATGACGCCATTACGGGACCCGAAGTGGTTGCCGCCTATCTTCGGATCGTGAAGCGTGGCGCGGTGTTCCCTGGTACCCGTCAGATGTTCCGTTATCCCGAACCGTGGGATGTTGGTTGCGTCTACTGCCCTAGTGGTGCAGGGCAGGGCAGGTGGGGCTGGACGATGTTCCATCCGGTCTTGTTCTACGGCAAGCGACCGACATCCGAGTCCTATCCGTCGTCTATGACATCGTTCGCAACGGCGGACTATATGGCGAAGGATCATCCGTGTCCTAAGCCGCTGGCATGGATGACTTGGCTAGTCGGCCTCGCATCGCTTCCAGATGAGATGGTCGTGGACCCGTTCATGGGCAGCGGGACAACGCTATTCGCCGCCAAGTCCTTGGGTCGCAAGTCCATCGGCATCGAGATCGAGGAACGCTACTGTGAGATCGCAGCCCAACGGTGCTCGCAGGAAGTCCTCGGGCTGGTGACGGTATGACTGAAGCCGAGCTCCGGGACGAGGTCAAGATACTGGCCTATCGCCTCGGCTGGATCGTGTTCGAGCTGCCACGCATCAAGGCACGCCGGCCTGTGAAGAACGCTGTCGGATACCCTGACCTCACACTGGCACGGGACGGGCAGATCATGTGGCTGGAGTTGAAGGCCGAGGGCGGGGTGATGAGCGAGGACCAGTGGGGCTGGTGGAACGCTCTCCAGCCCTTCTGCCACATTATCTTCCCTGAGCAGTGGTACGAGGGCAGGGTTGCGGAGTTGCTGGCGTGATGATCACCTCCGACCACGCGATCACAGCGTGGATCGTCCTGTTCCTGTTCCTCTTCTTCGTGCCGGCGCTTTGGGTCGTGTGGACTCTGTTGATGGGTCGGCACAAGTGAGCCGCCTCGAGATACTCACTCAGCGCGAGTACGACGTGCTGAAGCAGTACATGACGGGCTATGGCGTCAGGGAAGTGGCCGACTACCTGGACATCACCGATCACACCGTCAAGACGCACATGCGCCACATCTACGCCAAGCTTTCAGCCAGCAACGCTCGGCAGGCCGCGACGATCCTGGGCTGGGTGAAGCCCCCACCAAGAACGGGCACCGTAAGTGGTGAGGGCCTCATAGAGCCTACCCCATGACCAAGGCATGGGCGCGTGGATGGGGGCGCACACGAGTGCGTATCTACGTGAGGGACCAGGGCATCTGCCAGCTCTGTGAGCTACCCATCATGGAGGGGCAGGCATGGGATGTGGACCACATCGTGCCTCGTTCACAGGGTGGGTTGCACCATGACGGCAACCTACGCCTAGCACACAAGGGCTGTAACAGTGCGAGGGGTGCACGCATGCAGCAAGAGAGCGGGCTACCGCGTGCTCGTGTGTCGCGGTGGTAGGGGGCGGCTTTTTTAGTAAACGGGACGTTTTCGCAGAACCGCGGTGCGAAATAAAGCACAAGGGTGCATAGGTGCACATAAAGCCCCGCTGGGAGACGCCGGACCCTCCTGGCGTGAAGGGCAGCTACGGTCCCGCCGTCCGTAAGTGGGCTAAGCGACGGCTCGGCATCGTCTTTGGGTTCTGGCAGGCGTACGCGATCGACCAGGCCCTGCGCTATGACAAGGCCGGCGACCTCATTGCGAGGATCGTGCTTCTGTCCACGGCGCGGCAGAACGGGAAGAGCGTCATCGTGCGGATGCTGGTCGGCTGGATGCTGGAAGAGGGCCAGTACCTACCCCCATTCGCAGGCTGGGCGTCCATGCTGGCCGCTGCGCATGACGCCAAACAGGCCCGGATCATCTATTCCGGTGTGTGGCTGGACTTCCTGCAGCTCGCCATCGAGGGCTACAACGTCACCGAATGGCGCGGTATCCGGGGCGGACACATCCTGTTCGACACCGTCACAGGGCAACCAGGGTCCGCTCGAGGGTGGTCCGCTGGCCTCGTGGCGTGGGATGAGATGCTGACGCAGCGCGACTGGGACATGTGGGAAGCGCTCTCTCCGACGCAATCAGCGCAGCGCAGCCCGCTGATGGTCCTGACATCCACCGCAGGACAGGCCGACAGTGTCATCTTGCGGGCGTTCTATGACCGGCTCATCCGGCAGGCGAGCGGCGACGAGGCCCCTGACCCGACGTTTTACGGTGCATGGTGGGAGAGCGAGGACCCCGATGCCGGACTGGACTGGGCACAGATCAGCCAAGCGAACCCTGCCCTTGGCGATGGCCGGCTTACTAAAGCTGCCATCTCTGGCGAGCACGCGATCCTCCCGCCCGACTCCTGGCGTCGTGAGCGGCTCAATCACTTCGTCGATGTCACCGCCCCCGGCGCGTTCAACCCCGGCGTCTGGGCGGCTTGCCGATTGGCTGAGCCTCTGGCCGGCGTACACGGGCCTTATGCTCTGGGAGTCGACGTGCAACCGGGATGGGAACGAGCCACGATCACGGTGGCTGCGGTTCGCCCCGATGGCCGGGTCGGTGTCGAAATCTACCGCGACCTCCGTGGCGAGGTCACCGCAGAGCGGCTCATCTCCGAGGCCCACGCCTTCCGTGATCCCGTCTCGGTCATCGTCTACGAGGAAGCCGCAGGACCAGCTGCAGCGTTCGCTCGAGATGAGCAGGAGACGGGCCTCCCCTGGCGGGCAATGAAGCCCGTCGACATGGTGAAGGCGTGCATGGACGTGACGGAGATGATCATTGCGGGCAGGCTTGCGGTGGATGACCCGCTACTCGATGCGCAGATCGCCCTGACAGCGAGACGTCCGGTGGGGCAGGACGGGGCGTTCAGGTTCAGCCGACTACAGAGTCTTGGCCCGATCGACGCCGTCATGGCGATGACCCTGGCGGCGCACGCCATCGCTGCGCCTGCCAAGGTCCCTCAGATATTCCTATAGACAGACATGTGCAGACTGATATAGTCCACGCGTGGGCAAGGGCAAGCGCGCGAAGCAGAGAGCACGCGCGGTAGCGACCCCACTGGCAGCCCGTCATGACTTCGGTGCCGGCGTCCTGGGCCACGACCTGACAGCTCCGTGGATCATCAACGTCTCGGAGCACACCGCTCTCGGGCTCGATGTGGTCCAGGAGTGCGTCCAGATCATCTGTGATGCTGTCGCGGGCTCCGAGGTCGGTCAGTGGAACGGTACACAGCGGATCGACCCGCCGTCCGGGTTCACGCTCCGGCCTGACGTGGACCTGACCCGCCGAGACTTCCTGTGGCTCTTCGCCGCGAACCTCGCCCTGTACCGATCGGTCTACCTGGAAGAGGCGAGCGTTGGCGGTGAGGTCATCGGCGTGCGCCTTCACTGCATCGCCCACGTTCAGAAGATCGGCCCCGACTACTACATCGCAGGGCAGCGCATCACCAACCGGATGCGCCTCGTTCGGCAGTCTGTGTGGCCGACCCTGGACCCCGATACCGGGTCCACTATCTCCCTGGCCCGCGAGGTATTCGCGGGAGCGATGGCAGCCAACGCCTACGCATCGGACTTCTGGCAGCAGGGTGGACCGCCGACCGTCTACATCAAGGTGGCAGAGACAATCACTGGCGACCAGGCTGACGCCATTGCCACCCGGTATGTCGAGAAGCGCACAACGTCACCGGGCAAACCTCCGGTCTTGGGCAACGGCGCTGACATCAAGGGCCTGACTGCCGACTTGGCTGCGGGCGGGGCGAGTGAGTCGGGCGACAAGCTGCGGGCCAGCATCGCCCGCTACTTCAAGATGCCAGCTTCGGCCGTCAACGTCATCTCGGAGGCCGGTCCGCTGACCTACGTCACCGAAGAGCAAGAGGGCATCAAGCTCGTCAAGTACACCATCCAGCCCTACTGCGACGTGATTGGTGAGGCGCTGTCGGCGTACCTTCCTGGCGACTATCTGCTGGGCGATCGCATTGTCATCGATCCGATGAAGTTCACTCGTGCTTCGCAGCTCACCCGCTATCAGGCGTGGGAGTCGGCACTGCGCGCGAATTGGCTGACGAAGGATGAGGTTCGCGAACAGGAGGGTTACGGCCCTGCGCCTGACGAGCTGACCGCCCCTGCGCCGGTCCCGGTCACAGGAGGGCTACAGATTGGAGCATAGAGCGACGTTCGCCATCCGCGAGGGTGGCGATGGTCTGTGGCTAGAAGAGTCGTTGGTCGTGCCCTATGGCGAGCAGACGCGGGGTGCTGCGGAGGTCATGGGCTTGACCGAGGAATTCCGCCTCGGTTCCTTCCAGGATCACCGCACCGCAGTCGTCATCGACCAGCACTACGGTGTCCCTATCAGTGGCCGGCTTCCGGCCCGTGAGGATGCGGTTGGCTGGTGGGTCGGCCCTGGCCGGCTCCTGGATACCGAGCGTGCACGGGAATTCGTGCTTGCTGCCAGAGAGGGCGTCATCTCGCCGTCCGTGGAATTCGACTTCCGCACCAGTGAGAAGGTGCGTACAAAGACGGGCGTAGCTCATACGCGCGTGAAGACGGTCGGCGCAGTGGCCGCAACCTACCATGCCGCATACAGCGGCTCATTCGCCGTCAGGCACATGGAGGATCATAGGGTGACAGACATCAACGAGACACCGCCGCCCCCGGAGCCGACCCCGGCTCCGCCGGCACCGGAGCCCGTGCGCATCACACAGGGCGACATCGCCGTGATCGCGCAGCGGATCGCAGACGAGACGATCCGCCAGTACGCGGCTCGCAACGCGTTCAGCTCACCCGGTCCCGAGGACCCGTTCGCGGAGCTTCGCGGTCAGACGTTCGGGTCCCTCGCCGCGCGGGCGATGGAGTCGGGCGCGAAGCGCGAGAGCCGCGAGTGGATGCAGTGGGCCATCCGTGCCCTTGCCGACACGGTCACGACCGCCGGTGCCAACGCCGGCATGGTGACCCCTGGCGTGGTCACCGACGTGCACGGCATCGTGTCCCGTGGCCGTCCCGCGATCACCGCGTTCGGCGGACCTCGCCCCATCCCCGACGAGTCGGGCATGAGCATCGACTGGCCGTACTTCGATGGCACGCTCTCGTCCCTCGTGGGCGCGCAGAGCGCACAGAAGGCCGCGATCACCAGCGCAGCCGTGGACATCAAGAAGGGCACCGAGGCCCTTGCCACCTACGCGGGCGGCTCGGACATCAGCTTCCAGCTCCTTCGGCGGGCCAGCCCTCCGTACCTCGATGCGTACTTCCGCATCCTCCTGGCGGCATGGGGCGTCGTGACCGATGCCGCGTTCGTCACGGAGCTGGAGACGGGCACCGTGACGGCGGACTTCGCAGAGGCCCTGTCGGGCGTCGATGCGACCGAGTTCAAGAACTTCGTCATTGACGCCTCGATCGCAGTCCAGACGGCGACCGGTCAGCCGGCGCAGTTCGTCCTGGCGAGCACCACGGCCTTTACTCAGTTCGCCAAGCTGCTGACTCCGATCACCACCCTGGCCAACAGTGGCCTCGGTACGACCGACATCGCTGGCCTCGTGGTCAACATCGGCAATCTGCCGCTCATCCACGTTCCCAGCATCACTGCCGGCAAGCTGATCATCAGCAACCGCGAGGCTGCCGCGTGGTTCGAGGATGGCCCCTTCCAGGTCCAGGACACCGACGTGGAGAAGCTCGGTCAGAACGTGGCTCTGTGGTCGATGGGTGCTGGTGCTCGGTTCATCCCGTCTGGCATCATCGAGCTGTACGACGTGGTGCCGTGATGACGGATGCCAACGGTCGTCCCGACTATCCACAGAACCCCACCACTGACGCGCGGGTCATCGAGAAGGCCGATCAGCTCACCAAGCGTCTTGCGCTCATCCAGGAGCAGGAGGCCGCAGAGTTGGCCCGGTTCGTGACACCGCCCAAGGCCGCGAAGGCGACGAAGTCGAAGTGAACGCGCCTAGCTGGCTGTACGTCCTGGTGGCGATCCTCGTCATCCTGGCGATCCTGTTCCTGATCGGCGTCAGGGTCAACGTGGGCTGACCATGGCGTATGTCACTGGCACACAGATACTCGTGCACGTCGGCGTCGGTACTGGTACCGCCGCTGAGCAGGCATGGGCCCAGAAGTGTGCCGACGCGATCGAAGGCGCGATCGCGACTCGTCTTGATACCGGAGGCGTGACCCCCAATGCCTCCGGTATCGACGAGCTGGAGGTCGCCGCCCTGACCGACGGCGCAGCCCTGTACAACAGTAAGGCTGCGCCGAACGGCATCCTGTCCGCGTTCGGGCCGGATGGGGTGGCGGTGCGGATGGGCGCTGACAGCCTCCGCGCTGTCCTGCCGGTCATCCGGCGCATCCATCCGACAGCCGGTATCGGCATCGGATGAGTGACAGCGTTGCCGCAGCCCGAAGCACCCTGGTGGCCGCTCTCGTGGCGGCAGGTATTCGGTGCTCCGACTCTCCCGGCGACACTGCCGCTCCGGTCGTCCACATCTTCGGCAACGGGTCCGACCTTGTCTTTCGGGGGTCGCAGCTACGCTACGGGTTCCGACTCGTCCTGCAGCCCGAGGGCGGGACGCCGGCTATTGCCAGCGCGAACCTCGGTACGATGGTCGAGGCCGTGGTCGCCGTACTCCGTGCCCTCCAGGGATGGCAGCTCGGAGACGTGTCACAGGACATCATGCGGAGCCTCGCCGGCTCCGACTTTCTCTCGGCGGACATCACCGCCTCAACCCTGATCGTCATCTAGGAGGCTGGTTATGGTCGCGAGCGTTCCCGAGATCCAAAAGATCATCACCTTCTCCCTCGGGGGAACCTCTTTCGCGGAGGACATCATCGACATCCGGCTGGAGCCGGTGCCGGGGGATGAGACGAAGGTCATCACCCTGGACGGCATCGCTCACATCGACGTGGGTACCGAGTCGTGGCAGTTTGTGATCAACGCCGTCATCGACCATGACAGCGTCCGCCCTGGGTTTGCTTACTACTGCAACCAGAACAAGGGCACCACGGTCGCCTTCATCTACAACCCGCATGGCACGGGTGCAGAGTCGGCCACTCAGCCGAAGTGGACGGGCAGCTTGAAGGTGCAGCCGTTCCAGATTGGCGGCAACGGCAACGAATTCGCAGAGTACGAAGTGACCCTGCCCGTTGTCGGTACGCCTGTCCGCGACGCGACCCCGTAGCCGTGGCCGGCAAGCCGGCTATCCAGGTGACCGGCGCTAGGGAATTCCGGGCTGCGCTGGGTAAGATGGGTGCCGATCTTCGGGACCTGACCAAGCTCAATAAGGCTGCCGCGCAGGCGGTGGCCGAGACTGCCCGTGACCTTGCGCCGAGGCTCACCGGTAGGCTGGCAGGGTCGACCAGGGCGACCGCCACGAGGGTCCAGGGGATGGTGACGGTCGGGGGGCGGACCGTGCCCTACGCCGGCCCGATCATCTTCGGCTGGCCGAAGCGGAACATCAGCCCCAACCCGTTCATCTATGACGCACTTGATGAGCGGAAGGATGACGTGCTGGACATCTACAATCGCCGCGTGGAAGAGCTTGTGCGCAAGGTTGGCGCCGAGTCATGAAAGGGGAGGGTGATGCCGCCACCGAAAGCGCACTCGATGGTTTTGGACTTCGACGCTCTGACGCTCGGGGAGATGGGCGCAGTGGAGATAGCGTCTGGAGTCGATTTCGACAGGCTGATCAGCAGAAAGGTGACCCGTTTGCTGGTCGGGATATTCCTCCACGAGTTGCACAACTCCGACGCGCCGCGTTCGTGGCAAGAGCTGAGCAGACTACGACTATCCGACGTATCACACTCCAACTCGCCATTGCCACAGGACAGCCCATCTCCGACATCGAGCGACTCACCTTCCGAGATACCAACTTCCTGACCGGGCTAGTCCAGAGGAGCGGTCATGGCTCGCGGCGATAGCACGATCAACGTTGCCATCATCGGCGACGCTCGGAAGCTGATCACGGCCATCGGTGCCGTCGACAAGGCGACCGGCGGACTGGTGAAGAGCAGTGCCAAGTTGGCTATCGGTGGGTTCGTGGCCGCGAAGGGTGTGCAGAAGGGCTTCGACGCGCTGGGCGACTCACTTCAGGAGGCCGATCGTCGGGGTGATGCCATCTTCCGCCTGACCGATAAGCTCGGTGACCTTGCCGGTCCACTGATCGCGACCTCAGACAACTTCGCCAAGATCGGTGCGAGCTCGCAGGACATGCTGGAGCTGGAGGCGACCTTCGCGGACTTGGCTGTCTCGGCTGGTCTGTCTGCCCCGGAGATTGCGGCGAACGCGGAGTCAATGGCGATTGCTGCCCTGGCCGCAGCCCAGGTCCACGACGCCGACCCGTCTGAGGTCATCAACGCCATCGGCAGGGCGACTGGTGGGGCTACCAAGAGCATCAAGCCCTATGGCGTGGACCTGTCAGAGGCTGCGGTCCAGCAACAGGCCCTCCATGACACGGGCAAGGACAACCCGAAGATGCTCACGGACACCGAGCTTGCCGCAGCTCGAGCGACGCTCATCCTTCAGGCGTTCGGTGGGACAGTCTCCGAGGTCACCGACAAGGAAGGCGACTTCAATCAGAAGCAGGATGAACTGGGCGCGAAGTTTGAGACGGTCATGGGCAAGATCGGGGCTGGCGTCGAGGGACCGCTGACCGATGTGCTGGACTTCCTCAATGACGAGATTGACGCCATTCCCGGCGCGATCGCTGGATGGCAGATGCTCGGGGCCGCAGTCGAAGGTTTCGGCAGGACCGCCCTCGGTCCGCTGGGTAACGTGCGCGATGCCCTGGAGGGCCTCATCAACCTCCTGTCCGATGTCGGTGGCGGACTCTCGTCTCTGACCGGTGGCGGCTCCTTCGATGACCGCGACATCCAGGACGCGCTGAACCGCCAGACCAACCGCAATAATGCGCAGGGCAGGCCGTGACCCTCGGCATCGTCCAGAGCAATAGCAGCAACGCGACCGGGGCACACACGTCCCTGGCCTGCACGCTGCCGGGGACACCGACCAACGGCAATACCCTCTGCGCGATCATCACCAAGGACGGCATCCTCGGCACGATCACGACGCCGGCAGGCTGGACCCTTCGCCAGACCGATGACAACAACCAGAAGACCGCGGTGTTCACGAAGGTGGCGGGGGCCGCTGAGTCACCGACGGTCACTATCACCTTCACGTCCACGACGCTCTCTGTCCTGACGGTCTTTGAGACAGCCGGCGCATTCGGTGCCATGGGCGCTCCGGTCGGTGCCCTCGGTGGCACCAGTAACCCACGACCAACGCCATCGGTCACGCCGACTGCGGGACTGGAGTCTCTGTTGGTGTCGGCGTTCACCGAACACAACGCCTACTCGGTTGCCACGCCGCCCTCTGGCTACACGGCGCTCGATGAAGATGCGGCCATTAGTGGGTCATCGCTGAGGCTGTCCACGTACCACCTACAGGTGCCGGTCTCCTCGGGCTCGTACTCGACACAGATCAGCTACGCCAACGGCCTGAACAACATCCAGACACAGGCGTTCCTGATGTGGTTCGTGGCTGCTGCTCCTGGCCTCGTCGCCAACTTCACCGGTACCCCGCTGACCGGCGACGGTGACACCCTCGTCACGTTCACCGACACGTCCACCAACAGCCCCACGTCCTGGCTCTGGGACTTCGGGGACGGTGACATGTCGACCTCGCAGAACCCGGTCCACATCTATGAGCCGGGAACCTACACCGTGTCCCTGACCGCGACGGGTCCCGGTGGGCCGCTGACGGAGACGAAGGTCGCCTACATCAGCATCCTCACCGTCCACGGGGAGCACGGCATCCACGAGGACGTGCTGGCCCTCCTGGAGATTTATGTCACCGAACCGGGTGGACCGAAGTGGGACGAGGCCCGCTGGGATGAGGCGTTTTGGGCTGCGAAGGGTTGGCAGGACGTGACCCCGGAGGGCATCAGCGCGACGATCCGATGGGGCTCGCACAATCCGCAGCTCGGCATCCTGTCCACCCCGGACGCCGGCTCGTGGGGCGTGGACATCTACGACCCTGACCGCATCCTGGACCCGTCCAATCTCGAGAGCCCCTAC